TCATATTCTGTATCAGGTTCTGGTGTAGATACCACATATACACCTACAGGTGGTAGTGCTGTATCAGATGGGATTGGATCATTAACCATATCAACAGGTGTTGGTGCGATACCTTCAATTGAAGCAACTCAGAAAACAGCAGGGAATAGTTTCAGCTTCTCGCAAACCTTTACTCAAGGTGATGCATTAGCAACATCAGCACCTACTGCAGGAACTGTATCAAACTTCAGTAATCAGACATCTACTGGTTCAGGAACTGCTGGTGACTTAGCTGGTACAATCACAACTGCTGGTGCAGTAACACTAACAGCAGGTGGAGCTGGAACTGTAGCGACAGGACAATTCATAAATGAGTTGACAATTGACTAGATGTGAGGGTATTGGAGACTATGTGCCAGGCAAAGATTACTCATATCTTCTCTGCCCTAAGTGTGGTATGTGCAAGTGTCATGCTTGCACCTGCGACAATTGCAGTCCCCGTCGTACCAAACTTCACGCAGGGCTCGATGACCAGCACCACAGAAACGACAAGCACCGTAACAGAAACCATAAACTCAATGCAGTATGATACGGGTTATCAATATGTTATAACAGGAACTAATATAGAACATGATGGGAATTCTATATCACCACCATCTACTACTGGAAACAGTAATACATTAAATGGAGTGACTTCAACATGGACGGATTTGGATCTAAACAACAAACCAAACTTTACAATCACAACGCCAGGTCAGGCATTTCAATTCACAGAAAGTTTTTCTGGACCAGGACTCAAGAATCACACAGTTATAAATCGCACCACAGAAATACAAAGCGTCACAACTACAACCAGCGTATTCTCAAACTGATATCGTTGTGTCTCACAGTTGGAACAGCAACACCTACATTTGCGAGTGATGTAGGAGGTGTCTCGGCAACTGCAAATCCCGTAGCAAATTCCAGTGGCTCAGTGACCAATCAAGCTATACAGGTACTGCAGGGTCCGTACATAACTAATACTTATGGAAATGGCATACAATGTCAAGGTCCTACTATGAATGTGACACCATTTGCAACAGGAAATATTGCAGTCAAACGTCCTTATGAAGATTATTGGATGGATCCTGTCTATAATAATGTAGATGCGAATGATGACTCAGTGCCAGATAATCCAGGTGAAATTTTATATTACAAACCAACAAGAACAGGACAGAAAGATAGTAGCACATTATCAATTGGTGTATCAGCAACTTGGTCTAAACCATTAGATAAGAAACTACAAGAGCAATGTAAACAGGCAGCAGCAGCGAACATAGCATTAATGAATCAAACAGTTGCAAATAAAAGATTAGACTTTGAAATTGCAAGATTGAAAAATTGTGGTGAGTTAATGAAGGCAGGAATAATTTTCAAACCAGGAACTGAATACGCAAAAGTATGTGCAGATGTGGTGCTAATAAATCCTCCAGGTGTAGTTGCAAATCATACACATGAAATCAATAATAATTTTCCACCTGCAAATGGAAACGCAAATGATCTAAAAGAAATGACAATCGGAAAACCATAATGTTCACACCACCATATTGGTTTCACGATAATATTAAATTTACTAATGAAGAAATCAATAAACTGAAATCAAATTTATTATTATTAAAAAAGGACGACTCACCCGTAAGCACATTCTTTATTCACCCTGATGAAAGACCTGATAGATTCTTGAATGAAAAATATAAAAAAATAATTCAAGATATAATCATCAATGTCGGTATGTCATACAAATCAAATAGTGTATACACTTACTGGTCACAATTATACGGAAAAGGAAATTATCATCAACCACATAACCATGCTGAGAAAGGTGAGTATGCCCCAGATATATCATTCGTTCATTTTTTAGATGTGCCTAATGAAAAATATTTTACCTTTACGGATACAAAAGATAGTAAGTTTATACCTGATGAACAATCAAATGGAGATTTAATCTGTTTTCCATCTTGGGTTTGGCATTATATTACTCCAAATGAATCTAATCAATTACGCATGGTTGTTGCAGGAAATATAATTTTTACAGAGCACTTTAAGTAATTATTTTTTAAGAGGTGGCAATCCTTTCTTTTCACGATAAGCATTTGTCCTCTTTAAATCACGACCTGGTTCTTTAACATCTTTACCTAATTTTTTCTGAATTGTCTTCCATATTTTTTTGATTGCAGGTTTGACTATTCTTATCAATAATGGTGTCGCAGCAGCACCTGCTGTTGCTACAACTGCTAATGCACCCACGGTTGATACTTGATTTAGAGGTGGAACATATTTTTCAAGCACTGTAGTAGGCTCATATAATGTCTCACAGGTTTTACCATTATCAGTAAGTCGATGACCCACAACTCTTTCGTCACCAGATTGAGTGAGATCACCAACTCTTAATTGATTTGGACCAGGACAAGGTATTTCTTCACTACCACCCACTCCACCAGTATCGGGTATTGCTGGTGGTTCAACATCGGGTGGAGGTGAAACAGGTGGTGGTGGTATTTCTCTCTGTATAATTAATTGTTCTGGTGTATAATCCATTGCATTATATGATGGGTATTCACCGTGTGGGCATAATACTGTGCTACCTTTTTCATCTTGATTTACAAGGTCTTTATCAAAAGGTAAATTAGATACGTGATCTCTATTATCCCGATGCATCTCTACACAACCAGGTATCTCTATAATAGGAAAACCTAATCGCAAAGTGACAGGCACTTGATGAATTGGTATATCTGTAAATGGTATACGATATGATTGAATATATGGAACCTCTGAGACCCCAATATTAATTTCATTTATTGGGGACATATACACCACCAGTAGAATTAGGTAGAGACCTTGGTATTTGTTTTTCTACCTCTTCTTTAATTGTATCAGAAATAAACTTTCGATTCTTTTCAACTCTGCTATCATACCTAACCATTGAGAATATAAGAGTTCCAATAAAGAAAAGGTTAGTTGCAACTAGTAATCCAAGTCCAATCTTATAAAAGAGTTTCATTTCATTTTATCAACTAGCACCGACTCATCGATTGCTTCTCGAATAACTCTCTTTAATTGTTTTGCTTGTTTCTTATTAATACCAACAGTGGAATCTATCTTTACCTTTACCCAGTAAAGACCTATAAGAACTAATATAAAAGGAATTGCTTCTCCCCATGAAATTTCATTCCAAGCTTCAACAACATTCAATACTGAAAAAATCATAATAAAATAGCACCAATAATAAATCCTTTGGCGAATGAGATGCAAAGCATCTGATAATCTGTTAACTTAAATTTTTCTTGGAACCATTTTGCTTTTTTCTTATCCCAATCTTTAATTTTAGTAAGTGTTTGTCCGAGTTTCATTAGTTTTCCTCTGTAAGTGTACCGTGTGCTTTTCTGATTTCCCTGAGTTCATCGAAGTTTTTTTGCTTCGTTCCCCCATCGTATTCCCAAGCATAACCCTCTTCAATCATTTTTTCATTGAGCGAAATATCCCCATCCCCAATATACAACCAACCAAGAAGACGGCCATACTTTCCGACTCCACCATCGAGTTCAGTCCGAATAATAAGATCATCGTCACCGTCAATAGCCCCTTCCAATTCTTTTTTAATCCAGTTAGTAGCGTCGATTCCAAGTGC